GGTTCGGAGCATCGTGACAAGGCGGCGAGACATCTTAGAGTCGCTTTGAATGCTCGACGCGATGCTGCTGAGAACATGAAAAAGGCATCAAAGCCAATCCCAGGAGACGATGTATGAAAGATAATGAAAGGCAGTGCAAGGCACTAGAAGATTTATTAGAGAGATACTATAAGGCGGCTAAGGACATCTTAGCTACATGTGAATACTCAAAGCCTGATCCCGTAGATCCACCTAAGCCAATTGATCCTCCAGTGAGTGAGTTCAATGCATTGGCTTGTGCTCGGAACACGGTTGAAGAAAACAAGGCAATCGCTATCCCATCAATCAGAGAGAAGAGAAAGCCTAGAACTCCTGTGGGGTCAATTGCAGATATTACAAGAACTGCTTGGACTGAAGGTGATCTTGTAAAAGAAGATATTGATAGTAAGGTTGAAAAGGGTAATCGTCAATGGAACCACAATGTTCACAAGAACAATGTTGATGGTGGTGAAGGTCGTCCTGGTTCTTACTTGTGGAAAAATGTCGGAGTTGGTCCTGAGCTTGATCCTTTAGCCAGTCAGCTTAAGTGGGGTACGAGGGAATACAATGTGGGACTCCGTATGTTTGTAGATTGTGATTTTACTGACATCCCCAAGGAGCATGGTCTTTATGTTTCCAACTATGCTGATACTGAGATTACTAATTGTACCTTTTTGCGCTGTGGCTCACAAGGGGTTCAGTGGGCACACAGGGAGCTTCCTTATCAACAGTATGGAGCAGATACGCTTCCGTACCAATCCAAGCCTAGTCATGTTTTAAGGGACTCCCACTTCGTAGACAATGCGTACAAGGGGGATCGTCCCAGCTACAATGCAACCTACTTCGATCCAGGTACGAGCAAGTTCCCAGGTACTCTACTAGTTGAGAACTGTTCATTCGTATGTGACTGGCCTGAGACAAGGAATGACGGAAAGAAGTCTACTGGAGGTTTGGTTGTTGCTCATATGCAAGGCAATCCAGATCTCAAGGATCAGAATATGATGGAGAAAGTTCATGTCAAGAACTGTCTCTTTGATTTCACTAAAGGTGATCGGAGCCTACTTTCTATTCGATCTACGGATGAGATTCTTCTAGAGGATTGCTGCTTTATCGCTAGAGAGCACGGTCAACCCAACATTACTATTGATCCTTATCCTGAGTCACTAGGAAATACTAAGACCAAAAAAATTCGAGTCAAAAATTGTGCTGCTATCGGAGGAGTTCGGATCAATCTGCTACTTCCTTATGGCAGTAGATTTTTTGATGCACAAACTATCGGAGAAGAGCTAGTAATCGACGGTATTACTGGTGAAATAATTAGTCGGACATCACTGTAATTTTCGGCGCAAAAACTTAGAGTTTCTTTTAACAAATCAGAAGAGCACGAATAAATTGAGAAGAAAGAGTAAGGGGTTTAGAAATAAAGACCCTAGATACTTTGAAAAGCTTGCTGTAATTAAACGGGGCGTGCGCTGGTTTTTCAATAGTGAATCAAAGAAAAAACTAGGAGTACAAAATGATCTCAAAAGAAAGGATGGAAAAAAGACTGGCTAGTTTACCAGCCAAGTCTGGTCACGCTAGAGTGCTTCGTAGGAAGATTGACAGGTTATATCCTGACGCTCCCGTAGCTGAAGCTGTTGTCGAAGCTGTGGTTGAGGAAGAGAAGCCTCGTAAGAAGCGTGCCAAAAAACTAAAAGAACAATAGTTGCGGGATTGAGGCAGTACGCCTTTCGTGCTATTGAACTTCGCTACCGACCCTCTGTTACTACCTGTGGTAACAGAGGGTCCTTTTATACTTCCTTGATGATCCAACCACTTAAATAATCAACCCCACCTACTCGGTTGGCGAACTCATGCCTGTGGTTTCCGTCCATAAGCTCTAGAATCCCGTCTGCGCTCTCGTAAATCAATACATCATCTTGCTTTGAGGGGTCCCATCTTGTGTCCTTGATGGGCCTTACAGGCTGCAAGTATCGCACTATACGGTCTAAGGGTATTGATCCATTATACCTCATCTTGTAAATGGGATTAGAATACATCCTAGCCACTCTATACTGCGTCATACAAGCTTCATCGTGTTCCCAATTGCCTACACACATGGCGAAACTTGAGTTTTCAATGAGCGACTGCTGCTCATCCTGGCGTTTTCCTACCCCGTGAGTGATCTCTAGGTTAATTGCCTTGTAATATTCTTCAGTTTCTCGCCTAATTTTATGGTCAATCAAGCCCTTGATGCGTGATCTGAGGTAATTTCTTGCTTTTATTAGTTGATTTTCATCCTCTTTCGTGCCAATACCGTAAATTTTGACTGTATTTCGGATAACTTTGTTGAAATCGTCGTTCATAGGGTGCGGCCAGCGTGTCGATTTGCCCTCTCCTCCTGTATATCCGATTATATTTTCCATTTTCAACCCTCAATCTTTATTGGAAGCTCATTATGAGCTATAAATGCAGCCCGATTTTTGTGCCAGGACTCCCTACCCACAAGTTCTCCCCTGGATTCATGTAAAATTGTTAAATCTATGACTTTATTGATAAATCCTTCATTGAATGCGGTAGTTGTATAATGAATATCGTAGAAATCCCATTCCCCTTCGAAGTATTCTGGTTTTTCAAGCCCTATTTTCCTGAGCACATCCGCTCTTGCCGCTAAAAATAGCCCATCCATGGCTACGACATCATCTGCGGGGCCATAATCTGTCAGGTATGGTTTCCCCATGTCTCCTAGGTGCCAAACCTTGCCCCTGTGCTTTCCTTGCTTCCACTGAGTGCTATCCCACCACACAGCATTCTCAGAAAGATAAGTAGTCCCTGCTACACCAACAAACCCAGTTTCTGGTAGTAAACATGCTCTCCTTAATTTATCAGTAAACTGGGTATGATCTTCTTTTAATACGATATCGTCGTGACAGAAGATAACAATATCTTCATCATCAGGATTTATTCTTTCAAACGCGCCTTTGTACGCCTTGAAGATTGATGAAGCCCCAGACATCAAACTAATTTTAATACCACATTTCACAAAGAACTGTAGTAAGTTATCTGTGGTCTTACTTACTTCTTTGGCTGATCTAGTACATATTATAGCGTGTATAGTCATATACTATAATACCTTGGAGTTCTGATTTTTTTATGGAAAACGAGAAATTATTACAAGAGTTCAAACGGTGTGCTAAGGACCCTGCACATTTTATCTCACAGTACATCAAAGTGACCCACCCAGTCAGGGGGTTAGTTCCCTTCAGACTCTACCCATTCCAGGAAAGAATCTTGTCTGAGCTTGAGGATAATAGATTCAATATTCTTCGCAAGTTTCGTCAGGCAGGATGTACTACAATCGCTGCTGCTTACAGTCTGTGGATGATTATCTTCCAGAAGCATAAATCTGTAGTTATTCTTTCCAAGGGTGACGCAGAATCCACAGAAGTTCTTGACAGAATCAAGCTTATGTATGATGAACTTCCTGAGTTCCTGAAGCCTGGAATTATTGAGGACAACAAGCACACTCTCAAACTTAAAACAAATTCTGTAATTAAATCCAGACCTTCTGGAAAACAATCAGGCCGATCTCTGGCAGGATCTTTTCTAATTATTGATGAGGCAGCGTTCATTGAAAACATTGATACGATTTGGGCAGCGGTGTATCCTATTATTTCGACAGGTGGCCGAGCTTTCGTACTTTCTACTGTTAATGGTATTGGTAATTGGTATCATGAAGTTTACCAAAACTCGTTAGCTGGTGCGAACTCATTTAATGCCATTGATATTCGTTGGCAGGAACATCCTGAATACAGCTTCACTGAAGGCTTTGAAGATCTTTATCAGGAGATGGAAGAAAAAGGTCTCGATATCCATAAGTGGGAGGAGACCACAAGAGCCAACATGCCCACAAAGCAGTGGCTTCAGGAGTACGAGTGCAGCTTCCTGGGCACAGGTGATACCTATGTTGAAGGTGAAGTTCTTAAAAATATCTCGTCCCAGACTAGCGAAAAGTATTACACCAAGTATAACAACCGAATGCGAGTTTGGCAAGACCCCAATCCTCAATATACTTATCTAATATCCTGCGATACCTCACTTGGTAGAGATCGGGACTATTCAGCTTTTCATGTAATTAACTTATACAACGGACAGCAGGTTGCAGAGTTCTACTCTAATAGAACAGCTATTAATGATTTCGCCAAAATACTATTTAATGAAGGTATGCTATATAATTTAGCCACCATTGTTTGTGAGCGAAATACTATTGGAAATAACTTAATTGACTGGCTACTGAACATTTACGAGTATGAGAACTTGTGGGAAGACGAGAAGGGAGATATTGGATTCCAGATAACAGCCAGGAACAGAGAAAGCATTCTAGCAGAGCTAGAAGAAGCTTTGAGAACAGATCTTATCAAAATTAACTCTACTAGGACTTGTGATGAGTTGATGACCTTCATCATTTCTGAAAATGGCAAGCCTCAAGCTGAGAAGAATCATCACGATGATTTAGTCATGAGTTTGGCATTGGCGGTCCATAGCTATAAAAACTTACTTGATTCAACGCCAGTAGAGTTTGATTCAAGACTAAATAAAGATGAGGCACCTCCCCTGCCCCCATCTAAAATGTATAAGCACCGATTCAAAACTGAATTCGGAGGCGTTGCAGAGGAAGATTACAAATGGCTGACGAAATAGAAGATAATATCGAAGAGAGCGGTTACACCAACTTTGGTGGAACTGAGAACAGGGCTGGATCCTACTACACGCCTACTGGCCCCATCGGTAGATTCTTTGCCAAGTTTTTTGCCACAAAAGCTCAAATTCCTGCTGCGGCAGCGATTGACAGTAAAGTTGCTCCTGAAACTGGTGACACCGTAGTCTCCACTGAGGTTATCAAAGATTCTCCATCCCCTGACGGTCCCGCTGTTGGTGGTGTAAGTAGAAACCCCATTCTTCCTCAACTAGAACTTAACCGTAGACGCAGATACAAAGACTACGAAGAGATGGATGAATATCCTGAAATAGGAGCAGCATTCGATATTTACGCTGATGATTCTACACAGCGTGGGTTACGGGGGGAGCGGTGGACAGTCAAGTCTGAAAATGATATGGTGGTTGATGAGGTTGAAACCTTCTTTCAACAGATCAGGCTTGATAAACTTCTCTGGGATATTATTAGAAACACGGTAAAGTATGGTGATTGCTTTACAGAACTTATCCTTGATGTTAATAAGCCACAAGAAGGTGTCAAGAAAATTAAGATTCTAAACCCAAACTGGATTCTTAGAGTAGAGAATGAGTTTGGCTATCTTAAGAAGTTCCTTCAAGAGATTCCTAACATGGAATCTCTACAGTATTCTGAGGTGGGAACCAGCAATGTAAATCGCCCAGTCAAGTATATTGAGCTTGATAAGAATCAAATCGTCCACTTTCGTCTTCACACTTCAGACCCAATCTTCTATCCTTACGGTAAATCAATCGCTGCTCTCTGCCATAGAGTATTCCGTTCCTTAAAGATGATGGAAGATGCGATGATGATTTACCGCCTGTCAAGGGCTCCTGAGCGTAGGATCTTCTATGTGGATACAGGAAATCTTCCTACTTCAAAAGCTGAGATGTTCATCGAGCGTCTGAAGCAAAAGTTCAAGAAAGAGAAGTTCTATAACAGCCCAAAAGGTACAGTGGATTCTCGGTATAATCCTATGTCTATGGATGAGGACTTCTTTGTTCCCACTAAGAACGGTAGAGGAACCAAGATTGACACTCTTCCTGGGGCGACAAACCTTGGAGAGATTGAAGATGTTCGATACTACAGAGATAAACTTCTCGCTGGTCTGAAGATTCCAAAAGACTATGTTGTAGAGAAAGATCAGTCTCCAGAGCGCAAGGCTAACCTGTCCCAGCTTGATGTCAAGTTTGCTAGAACTATCCAGCGCGTTCAGATTGATGTAGAAACTGGTCTAGAAAACATGGCAAAGAGGCACCTTCAATTACGGGGGTATCCTGCCTCAATGATTAAAAATCTTAAGATTAAACTACCTGAGCCTTCTGATATGTCCGAGAAGCGTAAGCTTGATGTGGACGAGCAAAAGACAAGAGTTATCCAGGCAGTTCAAGGTCTCAACCTGTTCTCAAAAGAAAGCATCTACCGAGAGTTCTACGATATGACTGATGATGAGATTCGTAGAATGAAATCAGAGATGGATCAAGAGCAACAGCAAGATCAACAAAATCAAGGAGCCGCTGGTGCGGGGCCTGGGCCAGGGGAGGCTGGCGGGCAAGAGTCCGCTGAAAATACTCCTCCTACGGCAAATGAAAGCGTGGACTACGCGCTGAAGTTCGTAGCAGAATCTGCCAGTGACGAAAAGGCAAAAGAGGTCATGCAACGAATCATCGAAAAACAACAGCAAAAGCAAACAGTTGTTAACACTGAAGAATCTATATAATTCGGGGACACAAAGGGAGAAACAAAATGTTTTCTAATTTATTTGAAGAAAGAGATAAAACTATTACGCACCTAGTAAAATTAGGTGATTGCATTGGAAGATCAATCCGTGAGAATGTTAGCCTGTTCTCAATTGATAGCTCCAACTCTCAGGTATCTTATGTAACCAACAGTGGCAGGGTCATTAGTGGCACCTTCGCGATTGGTGAAGATATCAGCGTCAAAGATATTAAAGTTCAAGACGCTGCTGTTTTTCAAGATGGCGAAGAGTTTGATAAGTTTGTCAATGAGAAGATTCACTCTTTTGTAGAGAGCGTTCATTATGGAGAGTATGGCTCCGCTGATAGCTCCTTCGATGATGTTCTATCTCTTTGGGAAAGTAGACTTAAGTTATCTTCTATTCAGAATCGTCTGATGGAACAGAGTGAAAAACTTTCTAGAATTGAAAACATTGTTGAGTCATCTGAGTTTCAGAAGCTGCTTGAGATCACTCCCCAGCTTCAGGACTTCCTGAAGGAGAACTTAGAAAAGGTTATCACTGTTCCAGAGGTCCGCAATGCGGTCAATCTGTCTAATGCTGTGTCCCATGCTTTCAACTTCCCCCGCCTCACCCTTGAGGAGCTTGAAGAGCAAAGCGAGTACACTCTAAAGAATGGTGTAAACGAGTCTATCTACGAGATGATCTGCCGACAGGAGCTTGTTAAGCGAGAGCTTTTAGAGTCTAAGAGAAACTTTGATACCGTTTGGGCTGATAACACTGCGATTAGAAAGCTTGCAAGCATGATCTTCGAAAGTGATGAAGCTGTTGTTGGTGCCCTCTCTGAGGCTCTAAAGGAAGTCCCCTATCTCTCCCTTGCTTCCAAGCGCAGCCTTTTCAACACTTTCACTAACTGTCTTGCTAACGCCGATGGTATCGGTGTCTCTGAGAAGGATATTCAAAACTACTCCGCTAAAATCTTTGAGTGGAAGAAAGATGTCAAAGAAGTATTCATTGAGACCATCAACGAAAAGTACGGTGTCAACATTCAGAACCTACAGAATCCAGCATCGTTTAAGAGCCTTGCCAACACTCAGGTTGTTATCTTTGAAGCTCTTTCACGCCTCTCTCCAAAGGGCTCAGTCCTAAAAGAGGTTCTGTCTGAGATGGCTTTCTGCCTTAAGAGCAAGTCAGGTGTTGAGTGTATTGATGTAAACGACTTCCTGATTGAGATGTTTATCTCGGTTGGATATGATTGTGTTCTTGAGGAGGCTGAGACTGGTGATCTTCCTAAGGTAAACTTTAAGAGAGTGAGCAAAGATCTGATTGATATTCAAGATCTGGTCATGACTCTCAAGCAGAAGGTTATGGATCAGGAGTATCCTAGCGATGAGAATCTGGCCCCTGAGGAGGAAACTCCTGCCCCAGAAGAAGCGGTTCCTGAGCCTCCCGCCGAGGAGCCAGCACCTGAGCCCGCTCCAGAAGAGGCTCCCGCAGAGGAAGCTCCAGAAGCTGCTCCCGAACCACAAGCTCAGGATGATGTTGTCAACGATCTAGCTGATCTAGAAAACATGGTCGCTGATATCGCATCTGAGCTAGGCATGGATGACGATAAAGAGGGGGCCGAGTGATGGATCTTATAACGGGACAAAGAACTTATGTCGTAGGTGTTTCAGGAACTCTTACAGCGAATACAGCTAAAATTGTAGAAGTGCCTTTTGTTGATACTTCAGGTAATGTTATTAATTGTAACTATTGTAAAATTCAGTTTGCAGGGACAACCGTAGGCAGTGTAAATACATCTATTGTATTAGAGCCCTCTGGACTTTCTAGAGAAGGCGACATGGTTACAAATCAGCTTTCCGCTCTTCAGAATGATGCATCCTTAGCATCAAGTGGCATTCTAGGTATAGGTGTTGTTGACCACCTTGCAGGAAATATTGCCGAATGGCATGGTAGTAATGGAGAAGTCGCTACTGGTGCAAAACTTCAAGTATTAAGCACTGGCACTGCCTATCAGTGTATGATAACTTATGGAAATCTATATCCACTTAATACACTTAGATTAGAACAATCATATGATCGTGGAGTGTGATAACTGATGAGCGAGTTTTCATCAATTGTAGTCATCCAAACTAACGAGGCTGGTCAACCAACCAATCTCGTTGCTTTTGGTGAGGGGGATACTATTGCAAGCTCGGTCCTTAGTATAGAGGCCCAAGAAGTTATTAAGCTTACTGAAGATAGCTCTGCCTCTTGGGAGGCAGGATTAGACTCAGAAACTTATAATAATATTGTTGAGGTATCAACGGGGTTTGGTGATTTTTCTGGAAATGTAGAAACTTCTACCGCAGGTATTTCTAGTATTGTTGATTCTTCAGTGGGACCTGGATTAGAGGATGTCTCAACTACTGTTAAGGATAACTCAGGCGGTTGGGGTGCAGGGCTTGACCCAGATACTTATGACAATATTGTTGAGGTATCAACAGGGTTTGGTGCTTTCTCAGCAACTGTAGAAACTTCAACGGCGGGTATCTCTAGTATTGTCGATTCTTCAGTAGGGGTTGGGCTACAAGAAGTTTCAACTACTGTTAAGGATAATTCGGGCGGTTGGGGTGCAGGAATTGATCCAGATACTTATGACAATATTGTTGAGGTATCAACGGGGTTTGGTGATTTCTCTGGAGACATAGAAACATCTACTAGAAACCTTTCTGGTATTGTAGATGATTTTTCAGGAACCGTAGAAACCTCAGCGGCAGGTATTTCTAGCATTACAAACAGTCTAGAAACATCTACTAGAAACCTTTCTGGTATTCTTGATGCATGTACAAACTTTCCTAATAGTCTTGCTGATGGAACCTTTGAGACTGTAGGTACACTATTAGTAGCACTTGATTGTGGTGGCGAAGCGATTATAAACCCTGGTCTTGTAGATGGTGTTGATATCTCAGTTAGAGATGGCGTCTTGACTAATCTTCAGACATCCACAGAAAACCTTTCTGGTATCCTTGATGGCTCAACTAACTTCCCTAGTACAGATCTAGAAACATCTACTAGAAACCTTTCTGGTATCCTTGATAGTTCAACTCCTTTAGTGGCAATTAGTGCTTTTGAAGATGATAGAATAAGATTTTCTGATGTTAAGAGTATTGAAGTAGCCAAGAATACTAAAATTGTAAATGATGTATCTAATGCTAGTGTTTCCTTTAATAATGCAGTCATAATCACTAGTGCGGATGCGCTTAGATTTGATAGTCCGGAGTTCGCTTTTGAAGAAGACGGTGATCTTTATGAGCGGTGGACCAAAGAAGACTTTAGAACTATTAAAGAAGTTTCAGGAGATGTGATTGACAACCTTCGCCCTTTCTCAGGCACTGTAGAAACTTCAACAGCAGGCATTTCTAGTATTGTAACCAATCTTGAAACATCCACACAAAACCTTTCTGGTATTGTAGACGGTTTTTCGGGAACTGTAGAAACTTCAACAGCAGGTATTTCTAGTATTGTAACTAACCTTGAAACATCTACTAAAAATATGTCTGGAATTGTTCGAGAGCAGCTAGACAGTTCGGTAGGTAGTGGTCTTGTTGATGTATGCGCTTACATTGATGCTAAAGAACCCACTTGGGAAGGTGGTGGTGGAGGCGGGAGCTTCGAAGGCTCCGCAATCGCTAGTGCCATCTGTGTCGGAAACGGCTCTTCAGTCGAGATCTCAGGAACAGATAATACACCCATAGATGCTCCAGGCAATGGTACAGTCCTTATACTTGACACTGCGGCTGAGAAGTTTAGGTATGGAAAGGTCGATAGCGATGTGATAAAAGCTGAGGGAGTTCAAGAAAGCAATATTCAAAACGGAGCAGTTACAGAAGATAAACTAGGTACTGGAGCAGTTACAACAGACAAGCTTGCAGATAATAATATTACCTCTGCTAAGTTAGGGACTGGAGCAGCACAGGGTAACATTGCAGTTAACTCTATTACTTTCCTTCAACTACCTCTTATGAACTCAACAACCTTTGCGGGTAACTCTGCTGGGATAGGGGGTAATATGGGTCAGATCAACATGGCTACTGCGAGAACCATGCTCAATGTCGCTGATGGAGCAACTGCCAATACGGGAGCCTTAGCAGATCTTGATACGGTTGATACGGCTCAAATAGATAACGACGCTGTTACCGCTGACAAGCTTGCTGACACCGCAGTAACCGCTGGATCATATACAAATGCAAATATCACTGTTGACGCTCAAGGGCGAGTAACTGCGGCAGCTAACGGTACTGGTGGAACCATTGTAAGACTTTATAATGCTGGCTTGAGTGGAACAGGTTCTATACCAACAGCAGCCAACTCTGCTGTAGTTTGGGACCTACCTAGTCTAAATCAAATGTCATTTGATTATGATGACAGTACAGGGGTATTTACTGTTGATGCTAATACTAGATTAAGACATCTAGAGTTCAACATCATGGTTGGAGGTGATGGTGGCACTGCCCGTGTAGAACTTAACTTAGAACTACAAAAAGATACGGGTAGTGGATTCGCAGCCATCGCAAAAGCGGATAACTATGCCGTAAGAATTAGTACGCAAGATGAGGGAGGGTGCTGGCTCAACTTTATTGATCCAGTTCTTCCTAATACTGGGGATAAGTATAGAGTAACATTAAGAAGAGTTGGCGGTGCCTTAAACTTTAAGGCACTAGCAAACTTTATCAATATTAAGCAATATCAATAATGGATAATACCATGGATAAAAGACTAACGATAAGTAAAGACACAATGCTTCCCCTAGGTATGGTTATCTCAATTTGCGCTGGCGTAGTTTGGATTAGCACAGAACTTAATCATATTAACTACAAGCTCGATGTACTAGAAGGGAAACTAGAAGATCAGTGGACAAAAAGAGATATGGAAAACTGGGGTCTTCGTCTTCGTATGGAGAATCCAGACATTGTTCTTCCTCCAATGGAAGACTAGTCTATCATATGATTTTGCTTGGCTGCTCGAAGAAGCCTCCACATGTAGCTATCTCTCAGTGTGCTGAGTGTGGTGATGATATTGTCTAGCTTGTGAATAAGTTCTTCGTTCACTATCCTGCTATCCGTAGCCATCCTAATCTCTTCAGATAGGGCTATGACGCTTTTCCTATCGTCCTCAGAAACAGCAAATATTTGCTTCTCTATTGTTTCTCTTGCTCTCATCTCTTTATCCTTACCTCTTTATCCCAACAGCTTATCATCAGGCTAATCCTAGATGTTCCAGTCTGTAGGTGTTTGATTGGTAGCACTCCGTGTGCCATGTTACCTTCAAAGATGACTAGCCTGTTTGGTTTGTATGGTATTTTAAGCCAGCCCTCTTTTTCCGATCTTTCCTTTAGATCATAGATGTTTTCTTCAAACTTGTAATCAGGGTAGTAGCCATCAGTATCCATTACAAGCTCGCCACCTTCTAGACGATCATCTCCCCCTAGAAAGATTACTGCTGTCTTCTTTGCTGGCTCAATCCCTTCTGCGAACTCATCGCAGTCAACATGGTGGCTCAGGTGGCTCACATCCTTATCCAAGACATTTGCCCATACCTCAAACCCATTGCTATTGAATGTAGGGTCTATTGTGGGTAGTTTTCTGATGATCTTACAAATCAGATGCTCTGTCTTATCCTTCTGTCTTTTTGCCCAAACATATTTGTTTGAAAAGAAATCAAATTGCCAGGACCCAGCATAGTGAAAGAACTTGTAAAGCTCCTCTAAGATATCATCTTCAGACAGGAAATCATCTAATATTTTAATCACAGGATCTTGACCGTGTGGCCCTCTTTTTCGTAATGACGCTTCCTAGCCACCGAGTGGTCTGACAAGTATTTTTCCTTGTCTAGGAAGTCGTAGATATATACTACATCTTTGCTGTCATGGCGTCTTAGTGCCCGACCAAGTGCTTGTAATGTAGCAATCTCAGACTTCATGCCTCTTGCGTTGATGAAGTGTGTGATTTCTTCGATATTGACACCCGTCTGCAAGATCTTTGTTCCAATAAGGACACTAGATTCATCACATCCTCTGAATCTAGATATACAGTCATACCGCTCTCCGATGGAATTAGCCCCTTCCAGGAACTCAACGGATCCTCCAACCATGTCTTCAAGCGTTCGTCCGTGATCAAGTGATTTGGTAAGAATAAGGATGCGAGCTTGTTCATTTGTTCTTCTGATGTCATTGACTATCTCTTTGATTATATTGTTTCTAGATTCGTTGGCGACGATGTAGTCTTCATACACATCCAGGAAACCTAGATCTTCATCCACACCACTGGCCTCGTAAGGTCTATCTATTAGCTGAATAATGGGCTTGGTTAGTTTGCCCTCGTCTACAAGGTCGGCTGTGCCTACGCTCTGTATAACGCCGCCTAGAGCGCCCTCTAGGTTATAACGGGGGATGTCTTCGCTAGGAGGGGTGGCTGTGAATCCGAAGCGATAGACAGCCTTAGGAAAGCTTCTGAGAGCAGCTAGTGTGGTTTTCCCATTAGAAAACTCATGGCACTCATCCACCATGAGGACTTCTGCTTCTTCGAGGTGGGTGTCAAGTATTCGTTCAATAGACTGAACAGTACAAAGCATGATATCGCCATAA